CATCTGGTGCTACAGCAAACCAAACTACTGCACTATACGAACCATAACCATAATCACATGCTCTAAACTTAACCCAATTAGAAGGAATATTAAAAGGTTCAACTACGTGTATTTCTCTATTAAACTCTGTAAATGCTGCGCCTTCTTTTATATCCCAGTCGCCATTTAATAACTGTCGCCGTTGTTGTTCTGGTAAAGATAAAAGCATTGCTTCATAATCACCAGACTCTGATAGATAAGGATTATCTGCTAATATAGCAGGTATAAACTTACGTCTAAATAAAGCATCTCCCTCTTTACTATGCCCTTCAGGATAAAGCATTGGCTGACCTGTTTCAATATCGGTAGCACTAAATGCTCTATTTGGTACAGCAGGATCAATAAACATTTTCTTAACCCAGCTATGCCCCCTACCTCCGGGGTTAGTAGTTGCCCTCATATAGATAGGCAAATCAGGAGCAGTGGATCGTAGACGAGATCGCATGTAATTCCATGCAAATGGAGAAGCCCATTGTGTCAACTCATCAAAGCCTATCCAGCTAAATGCCAGACCCTGATACCTAGCTACGTCCTCATCTCTATCCAAGTAAGACATCCATAACCTAGCACCAGATGGCGCGACCCACTGCATCTTTCTTTCTGACCATTTAATTCCCGGCCAGATTTGCGGATACAGTTCCTGCGACTTAAATATTAGCTCTCTTAATTCTTCTGTTGTATGGCGTAATAATAAGCCGCTAAAGCTGGGATGACCCATATAACGTAGTGGATCAGCCAACATCGCATATGATTTACCACCACCTGCTGCTCCTCCATATAATACTTCTCTTTCGCTAGCAGCTAAAAACTCAGTCTGTGGTCCTTCATTGGGTTTAAAGATAACAATATGTGTATCTTCTATTGTATCTTTTTTATCTATATGTATCTTACTCTGCTGTGCTTCTTGCACCTGTTCTTTCTTCTTCGATGGCTTTCGCCTTGAGGATTGCCTTTTCCGCATAGTCTGCCCATCGGCGGAGGCTTGTAGCTTGATCTTTACGCTGTCGCTCATTGGCTAATCTTTTCCTTAATCCTACATGTGAAATGTAACGACCAGTACGAGTACTTAACCAGTTAGCTACCTCTCTATACGAATATTGTTTTACGTATTTTCTAGCTTGTTCTAATGCTTCCAATTCCAAGGATACAGGTAATAATAGTTCTTTATCTTCAGTATCTAATATGTATCCAAAAGGAATTGTCCTAGCAATTCTTGGTATCTTTAACCATTCGCCTTCATCTTTTAAATCCGTAGGCTGTGGTAATTTCCAGACACCTACTTCTCTAGTCATCATCCGAAGTATTTTTAGCTGGCAATAGCATTATACCACCAGAGCTTTCTACTTGCAACTTCTCAGTTTTAACTAAACCACTTCGATCTAATAGCTCTCTTGCGGCAACCATCTTTTCTTTTATGCCTAATTCTGTTGGGTCTGTAATACCACTGACCATAGCCATAGCTGCTCTAGGAGCATTACGAGCCATGAATAGCTGCGTAGCTTCCAACACTTCATCTCGCAATCCTTTAACAATATCTGTAGTACTGGTATTCTCTGAATACCCAGCTATTAATTTAGCTTTCACTACATCTCCCGCTGCCTCATCAAAGAGTGCAGCAAGAAAGGCTGCTTGTCTTTCTGTTAAATTTCTGCTCATTTATTTATTATTCTTACGAAGGTCTTTATGTCCGTGTCTATAAGATGGACCAATTAATCCTCCCATAGCAGCAGAAAATTTACCTGCGTCAGCTTTTCCTTTTTTAGTGTCTAATTTACTTTTTCCTTTTTTCATAAGACGTTGAAATTTTCTTTCTTCGTCTGCTGTACGTTTTTGTTTAGTAAGTTTCTTTTCTGTAGCGGCCATCATTCTTGCAGCCTCTTTCTCAGAAGCAGGCGGCTTTTTTTCTCTTTTTTCATAAAGCGTTATACCCATTTTATATTACTCCTTTACCTTTTTCTTAGGTTTATCTTCTACATTACCATACTTATCTACCGCCCAAGAACAACAATCAAACTTAAATAGTCCTTCTGTTGCATGTGGACGCCAATTAACTAGTACACCATAAGCACTAAAAAGTACTACGATTGCCGTTATTATACTATATAAAACTTTCTTTTTCATTAGTACACATATATCCCGTGTCGCATAGAATGGGCTAACCTTGTTGCTCTTGTTTTTACTTGCTTTGCCCACCTAGAATCCAGCATCTCTTTTGCGGCTTTATTATAGTCATATTGTTCTAATGCAGCCCACATATTAATAAAATTACATAATCTAGGTACACCCATATTAAAAGCCATATCTATTAATACAAGTTGCCGAATAGAATCAATAAGTTTAGTAATAGGTTTTACTTTAAATAATTCATTTGTTATAATATTAATATCAATTTTTAAAAGAAAGTATGCATCTTCTTCAGTAATACCTTCTTCATAAATTTCTTCTAGGGTTTTACCTAACGTATTCAATTCAAACTCAGAGAAACCTCTATCTTCAATATTTCTTCCAACTCCAATTGTATCTATACCTAAACTATCTTTATATACTTTAAGTCTAATACCCTCATGTCTTACGAGTTGCTCAACTAATCTGTCTTCATTAAAAGATAACACCTATTTTTTTCTTTTTGAGGTTGATACAGTAGAAGGCTTACCTACATATAATCCAAAGAAAGCTGCGCCTGCACCTACTATGGTAGAGATGAATGCTGCCTGTGCATTGGTTGGATCAGGTAATGCCATGAACCACATCGTAGATTGATAGAAGGCAAATATATAAGCCAGCATGATAAGCCGGGGAACAAACCTAAACTTATCCATTATATTTGCTACTTTATTATACCACGCAGAATCATCCTCTTCTGTATCCGGTACTAGATCAGATACAGAGAGTTCATATTCCTTAGTAGTTTCAGTTACCTTAACTTTATCATCTGTCATAGCATATACCTTGTAACTAAGGTTATAGCAGTCGCACTTACAACTGCATAAAGAGATATCATACATATAGTCCAAAGAAAGACATTCATTATATTATTCTCCTTCACTATTTTTTAGCGAATGCAGAACCAGTTAGAATAGCTCCAAATGCTAAGTGAAATAGACCTCCACCCATTAATGTAAATGGATTATGCTGGCCTGTAAGCTTCTTCATTAATTCCATTTGAACCATTGGCTCTGGAGTACTATTGATAATATCCATAAATAAACTTATATCAGGACGGTTAATGCCATACCATATAGGTACAAACATGAAATCATAAAAACATATTAATAGATATATAATTAATGCTGTCCATCGCCATGTCATCGTCGCCTTTTCGTGCGCCGTTAATTCTTCTTTGTGCGCTTTTAGTTCTTCTGTCATTTAAATACAAGGCGCAACACATCTCATGTCATTTGTCAATATTATTATTGTAGCTATACCGATAGCTACTAAAGTTATTATGATTGCTATTTTCTTAGGATTCATTACTTTTTCTTCCCAAAGAACTTAGTGGCGCTTCGTACTCCAAATGAGGCAGCTATAATTACACCCAAACTATACTGATACCATTCAGGCATCTTATCTAACTGAGCAAAACCATTCTGTACTATCTCTTCACCACCCGGAATGAATGCTAGGATTAATGGTATAGAAAATAAAATTACTAACCACTCATCCTTCCAGCTATTCTGTGATCCCTTGATTGCTTCTAAGTCCCAATCAATTTCACCAGTAGCTTGCTTTTGCATAATAGTTGCTTTAGCTACAGCTTCCGCAACCTTTACATCGTTGTTTGCTTTTGTGGTAGCAAGACGACCTTCTAAAAAAGTACCGGCTAACTTAGCAACCGGACCTATTAATGCACCCCAGATCATTTACTCGACGCAAAGCCAGCTTCATATCGTTGAAATTTACGTAGAGCTTTCACATGTTTACTGTGAAACAATTCGTTTACCCAACCAAAAGGTTTAGCTAAAACTAGATATACTTTAGCTTTATATTTATAATATACAACTTTAATTTTAATTAACATATATCTATCCTTACTTAATACTAAGCGTTTGTGCAAAACTGCCTGTAGCAAATACACATATCGCATTTTTATTTACGTGATAAATACCAAGCGTCCAATTCTTTTTATCTGGATTCTCAAAAAGTACAATAGCTTGTTCTGTAGGTACATCTATTTCAGATAAACCTATCCACTTACTTTTCTCTCCATGCTCTTTTAATAAAGTATCCTTAAATTCTTGTGCATTAA